CTTGAGCGAACTCGGGAGTCCAGCTTGCTTTCAACTTACGAGTCTTAGCAGTTACTGGAATTGAACGCATTTGCAATTCAATCTCAGGGATGCTAAGGTTTGTGTCTAATGAACGAGCAGTAGAAGTTACACCAGTTGATTCAAAGTCAGAACGGTAGTCGTTAGTTGGTTGGATTGAGTAAGAAGCAGAGTTAACAGCTCCAATTGAAGATGATACGATGAAAATCAAATCATCACCACTTACTTTAGTGTAAGCTGGGTAGTAATCAGTACCCGCTGTCAACGCTGCAGAAGCAGAGTAAGGAACGAATGAACGAGCTGCGTTCTTATCAGCGTTTGTTGCTGTAGAAGAGAAGAAGTTACTCAAAGTCACTTTCTTAGCTATGAAGCTAACTGTTTCACCGTTTACGTCAACGATACTTGATGTAGCAGCATTGCTAACACCAGAGAATCCTACTACTTGTGTGTTTTGAGAGTACCCAAAACGACCAGCACCATAAAGACCGTCTGATGGGTCACCTGATGCAGATGTGATACCTTGAAGTGTACCAGTTTGGTTAGCACCAGTTGGAGCGTATCCAAATGGTTTTTTACTAGTACCATATTTGAAGTCAAGGTAGAATACAAGACCAGAAGGCAAGTTCATTGGTTGTACGCTAACGAATTCTTTAGCTGAAATTTCAGCAAAGATACGACGTACCAATGGAAGTGCTACTCCGTGGTATTGTTCAAATCCTGCACCACCAGCTGTAGAAGCCATAGTTACAGATCCCTCTTTAATCAACTGTTTTGCTTGGTTTTCTAATAGAACAGCAACGGTTGATTTTTCGTTGTTGTTCAAACCTTCCATAAGGCCTGTTTTAGACCACTTGGAAATCAACGGCTTAACCTCTTCGGCGCGGTTGGTATTTCCTAGGTTTTCGAATAAGTTCATTTTTTTAAGTTTTTAATTTTATTTGTTGTAGATAACTAATGATTTGAAACGATTTGCAATATCATTGCTTTCGCTGATGATTTGTGTTTTCTTCTGTGGTGCAGAAGCAAAACCTTCAGTCATCTTTGTTTTCTTAGGTGCTGCTGTTTTTGTAGTTCTAGCTACTGATTCAGACAATGTTGCATAAATCAATTTAGCCTCACGTACATTTTTAGCACGGTCGAATGTTTCAATGATTTTAACTTTTTGAGCTTCAGTCAACTCTGATTTCTTGAATAATTTGTTAACGAATAACAATTTAGCATTCAACAAGTTAACTTCGTTCAATTTTCCGCGTAAGAATTTGATTACTGAGTAAGCTTCGTTAAGTTCAGCTTTAACTTCCTCAACTTTTTCCTCCTCTTCAGCAGGAGCTTCTTCCTTATCTTCTTCATCTTCTTCACGCAATGCTTTGATGATTTCTTCAAGATCGATGTCTTCGTCTTCTTCAGACTCTTCGCCTTTTTCAGACTTTTCACCTTCTTTTACATCATCTGGTTCACCTGCGTAGTCACCTTTACCAAACTCTGGTTTGTCGTCGGTAACATCTTCAGTTTTTGGTTTCTCTTCAGTTGATTCTTCATCTTCACCTTCCAATTCACGTAGAATTTCTTCTAGATCCTCGTCAGAGATTTCAGACTCATCTTCATAAGATTCCTCATCTTCTGCTGGTTCGTCTTCGTGAGACTCTTCCTCTGCAGGAGTTTCTTCTTTAGCTGGTTCTTCTTCAGCAGGCGTTTCTTCTTCATCGCCTTCTTCAGATACAAGTCCAGCCATTTTTTGCATTCTTGCAACTTCTGTAGTTTCTTCTTCAGCAGGTGTTTCTGCATCCTCTTCCTCTTCCATCTCTTCTTTGATTTTGTGAGATAGCATCGATTGAAGTTTCGGTGCGAACGCCTCTTCTAAAGCAACTTTAGCATTTGCAAGAGCGGTTTCGCGTACAGCTTTAGCGTCTGCGATAGCGTCTTTTAAGAGCTTGTTCATTTTGATTAATGTGATTTTGACTAATACGTCCTATAGCTATTGAGAGCTACAATAAGATTCAAATAAG